CAACATTGCGGAAGAATGATGCCAGTGCTTCTCGTGCTGTAGACGCTCCAGTAATCGTATCCATAAACGACTTAGAGAATGCCTCGCCAATAGAAGCTGCAGCGCCTGTGACTTGATTTGCCGGGTCAGTCAAGTCACGAAGCTCGTCTCGAACATCTACTATTGCTGTGCGCAATTTTATCTCAGTTGGAACATTATCAAGTGCAATTGTTAAGTCGCGAACGGCCTCAGCCGCTTCAGTTATATTTTTCTTGCTCTCGACGAATGCACCATCGATCTCTGCCTTAAGTTTGGGGAATTTTTTGACAGCTTCTTCATAAGCAGCTTCCAAGGCCTTGAGCGCAGAGCCGACTTCTGATTCCTGAGAAACAAGTTGTTGAGCAACGTTGCTAGAAAAACCTTCTTCTCTGTATCTCAAAACTGCCAATTGCCCCGCAGCATCAGATCGCGCTGCTTTCAGCCTTCCAGCCACACCAGCGCCTTGCCGTTGGAATATGCGTGAAATTTCTTTTAAGGCTTTAGCCCCAGAGAGGTCTTGGCTGACATTTTTGATTTGACTGCGAACATCTGCGAGCCTGCCCGCACTGACAGCAAGGCTTGCATTCAGATTATCAAACGAAACCGAAATGCTGTCGATAGCAGGGGTAGCGACAGATGCGCCTGCGGGAAGTGATTCAAGGTCTTTTTCAGCCTCTTTTATTGTGTTGATTGCATTGATATACGACTGATAGGCAGCCTCAGCTTTTTTCTGATCTTCAGGAGACAAATTAGTTACATCTTGGCCGTAATAACGAACCCCGGCAGGACCAGATGGATCTTCTACGAAAGAGATGCCCAAACCTAGAGCCGTGGACTGCGCTGCAGCCTTTTCAAGCTCTGCTGTGATTATTTTTGCAGCCGCCTTCAGCCTCTCGCCGGCTCTGCCACTGCCTTCTTCGATAATTTTCGCCACACTGCGTGCGTACTCCTGCTGAATGTCTCCAATCTTCTTGGCATGATCGCTATTAGCCTTCAATATGGCTTTGGCGTTATCAGACTTAAATTCTTCAATTGCTTTTTGAGTCTCTGTTTGCTCGTCAAGCAATTTGCGTTCAAGAGAAATTTCCTCTTCGCTTTGCTGTCGCGCAAGATTGATAATTTCTTTGCGTACCCTGAACACCTCAGGATCGCCTCCGCCCGCGACGAAACTAGCTTCTTGTGCGCTAAGTACAATGTCCTCTTCAATAGAGGCAAGCTCCCTCCGCAGATCTTCAATTTGCCTTTCTTTATTTAAGCGATCTTTTGCAATTTTTTCCTCAAGTGCTTGCGCTTTTTCAACCGCCTTTTCTCTTATATCCGCAGCACGTTTTTCTAGGTCTAAACGGGCTTTTGCTATCGCATCCTCGCGCTTATCAATTGCAGAAAGATATTTGTTTGCGAGATTTTCTGCAACTGAAGTATCTTGAAGGTCAGGTTTTTCGCCTATCTCTCTCTTCCTGGTTTGCTCCTCGTATTTTTCAAGAATATCAATAGCTCCCTTTAACGAGTCAGCCTCTCTCCTGAACCTCTCAAAGACACCTTTGCCGAAAGCAAATCTTGTGATGGGGTCTTGCTGGGCATAGAGAAGTGCATTTTTAACGTACAAGTCTTCTGCAATTTTGAGTTGCTGTTTAAGCTCTTCAAGGCTTTTTTCACCCTGAATTACTTGAGCCGCCAAGAAGTTTGGCCCTGGTTTAATAAGGCCCAGCTTGACTGACTCTTTTAGTATAAATTCTATACTTTCTAATACATCTGCAGCGTAGTCTTGAATTGCCGCGCCAGTAGTCTGGAAGACTTGACCAGTCGTTATCTGAAGCTCTTCAAGGGCTTTTTGATAACGCTGCCCAGCGTAAGCTGCATTGGTAGCCAGCTCATCGAGATATTCACTATTTTCGTCGTACTTGCTTTTAGCGAAATCAATAAATTCTTCTAAAGTGACCTCTGATCTTTTAAATGCGTCGGCCAGTTCTTCAGGTGTGCGGTCAGTCGCCTTAGCAAAATCAATGATTGCCGCTGGCAGTCGCTCACCAAGCTGACCTCGAAGCTCTTCAGCCTGCGGAGCGCCTTTTGAAAGGACTTGAACAACCGCACGCATTGCGCCTTGTACTTCGTTTAGGCCGCCGCCAGACTTATAGACAGAAGCAGTGATGCCTTCAAAGATCTTTCTCGTATCGTCAACTGAAAGGCCAAGCTCAACCGTATTGGCCCTGAGCTGGGTCATGATTCTGTAAGTGTCAGCAAGCGGAATCAGTAGCCGTTTTGAAGCGGATTCCGTTGCCTGAGTTGCTCTTACAAATTCAGCAAAATCATTACTTGCCCCGGCAAGACCTAGACGAAAACGGTCAATTTCAGCCGACATTTCGGCGTACTGACCAATCGCTCTGCGAACGGCTCCAACTTGCGCACCAATTGCAGCGCCAGCGAATGCGCCACCTACGCCGCCAACCAATGCACCACCGACGCCACCCAGAAAGCCCTCAGGGCCACCAAAAATGCCACCAGAAATTGCAGCGCCAGCGGCCTGCGTAATTTGCATCGGTGACATGCGTCGACGCTTATTCAACCGATCAAGACGCCTTTCAACCTTGTCAATCTCAATACCAACTTGCCTGTAAGCTTCACTTGTAGGATCAAGGCCTGCACGAAGTGTTGCCCAGGCATTGCGCTGCGCCTGGAGACTGTTAATGCTGCCATTAGAGGCTTTCGTGGCGTTCCTAATATCACCAGCCACTTGATAGTAACTATTACCCATTCGATCAATATCTGCGGTAATTTTAGACATGCCAATATCTGCAATGCCTTGATAGAGCCCGCTAATTTCGCGAACAGGCGGCTCGATGCCTGCGCGTGCAGCTAGTCTTGCGCGATTCTTGGCGATAGACCTTCTGATTGCATTTTGCTCGCGTAGGGCTTCATTCTCGGAATTTATTTTCCGAAGGTTTGCGATGCGATCCCTTATCTCTTGCTTGCGATCTTCTGCCGCCTGCTTGGCAGCTGGTGAAATTTCTGGACCTATCGGCTGTTCGTATGCAGCAAAATCAGGCGTAGCTCTTCTTCTGCCACCAGCCACCGTGAAAGGATTCAAACTCCCGCCCATCGTCATGCCAGCCTGACGCGCCATGTCAGTGACAGTGCGATAACTATTGGCAATATCGTCAAGCTCTTTCTGGAGATTATTTACCTGCCTTGCGTTTTCTGCATACTTGGCAGAGCCTTCCGCTGTTTCAGTATTAAGTTCAGACATTTCTGCCTGAAGCTGACCAATAACTTCACGCAGATTTTTCTGACTCCTTACTGCAGCGCCACTTGCTAGGTCTTAAATTAATGCAGCACCAAGGCCTTGGGTCGCGGCGGATGCTTCGCGTTGGACTTGAGCAATTCTTAATGCGACCTGGATGTACTGATCTCCACCGCGAACCGTGTTTACCAGTCGGTCTTGAAGCTCGGAAAGTCTTTGAGAGAAAGCCGCAGTCGTATTAGGAAGATCTCCTAGTCGTTGATCAAGAGCATCGACAGGGCCAAGCTCAACTGCGCCGGTATAAACTTGCGCACCAGCCCTGACCCTCCTTCTTGCTTCTCTCGCCCCTTCCTGAACTGAAAGCTGCCTTCTTCTTGAAATTGCGGCAGTTAGCTGATTCTCTTTCTTAATAAGCTCATCAGTTGCTTTCTTTTTCTCGGAAAGCGCAAGTATCTCATCCCTTACCGTTTGCTCTCTCCTAGCTGAAGAAGCTATTTGTCTTTGGGCAGAAGCCTCGGCCTTGGCGAGAGTATTACTTACGGAAAGAGCAGCCGCCCTGTTCTCGCTTGCGGTTCGCTTTGTCTGTTCAGCAAGACTTGCGATTTTTCCATTCAACCCGTCAATATCCTTGCCGAGAGCGTTAAAAGCGGCGGAGTCAAGCCTAGTTTCGTTCCTAAGAGCAAAGAGCTTGTCAACGGCAAGACCAAGTTGCTTTGCAGTTACTTCAGCACCGGACGCAAGCTCAAGTATTGACTTTCTTTGAGCATCAATCGCAGGAGTCGAGCCATTAAGTTGAGACTTTAAAGTTGCAATATCATCAGACAGTTCTCGATATACCTTTCCGCCCATCTGGGCTTGTTCACGCAGGCCTTCAAATGCCTTAATTTGCCCCTTTACTACAGCTTCGCTTTGGTTCGCGGATTTTGCGTATTCGTTTACGCTTTTACGAGCAGCGTCAATGTCATTATCGGTCTGCCCAATCGTCTTTCCAAGATCGCGGAACGAGCCCTTTAGTGCAGCGAGCTTTTCAGCGCCTTGTATCTTAAGATCAATAAGAACATTTTGTACTTTTTTAGTAGCCATTATTTCTTCTCCTTATTCAGCTCAACGAGTGCTACAGATTCCATTTCCTGGATACCTTCGAGCATCTCGCGGGGATTATCTACATCATACAGCTCCATTAAGCAACCTGCACCCACCAGCACTTCGTACTTCAGGCCAACGTAGCCGCCCATGGTGACGTTCCACTGCGTCGTCATTCGCATGAACATCATCACGGTTTCCCAGTTCTCTTCCCATACTTCAAAATGCTCTTCCGACGAAGCAGCAGGACGCTGCGGCTTCAAACCAAAAGCCGCAGCATCATCATTACTTTTATCCTCAATCTTCTTGCCGCCGCTTACCCAATACTTAGCGGCATCCCTCAGTTTCCCAGCTTGGCGCCCTCGAAGGTTTCGGTGTAAGCACTGAGCACTCCACGGATCCAATAAGGATCATCCGCAAATTCTTTCATTGTTGCCTGAGAAAATGGCACCGGCTTGCCATCTTCATCTTCGATCCCTTCCCAGCCAGTAAGCACAGCTTTCAACAGCTCAAGATCGCCCTTGTCGGCCAGCTTCTGAAACTCAGAACGAGGCACACGCTTGAAAATTGCATCAAAACTAGATTCTTCAAACACACCGCCATCGGCAGGCTCCTCAACCTTTACGGGCCACTTGAAAGTCTTGACCCTTTTGCGGACGAAAGCCATGAAAAATAAAAGACTCGTAAATACAATACACCATAAAAAAACGGGCTGCAATTAAGCAGCCCGTCGCAGCCCCTTGCTATCAAGTATAGACAAGGCTGAACTCATCGTTACCAGCGGTAGAAGGAACTGCCGTGTAAGGAATGTTCAGCATTGCGATACCGTCCTGGTCGCTGTAGGACACGTCGCCAATATCGATCTGGGTGGATGCGAAATCAACGATGTTGCCAGCGGTTGTTCCATGCTGGAACGTCAGGTTGCCCAGGGTGCCATCAGTCAACGCAGCAGTGAAATAATCCTGCGTTGCCATCGTGACAGCTTCCACGACCACAGTGCCATTGGAATTCCGATCAGTGATCAGAACTTCCTTGTCGCAACCAATCAGCTCGCGATACACCAAGCTGTTGCCAAGGTCCATGGACACAGACTGCAGGCAGCCTGAGTAAGACAGCAGTGAGAAGGTGTCAGTGTTGCCGTTCTTGAACACGAGAGGAGTCTCTTGGTTCGCGTAGGTGACGGCAGGCAGTGGCGAATCGTCGGGTGCGTTGTAGATCCCGGTGAAGGAGAAATCAATCGTCGGGATCTCGCCAACGTTCGCATTCAGAGTGAAAGTCCCCCGAGCACCAGTCACCTTGTGACGGACACCATCAATGTTGTAGTGGATGGTGACAGAACCAAACGATGCGCTGACTGGTGCGTAAGTCACACTCACGCCAGCAGAAATAGTCTCGCTCAGTCCACAAGCCTGAAGAGCCTTCCCGTACTGAGGGGCAGTGCCGGCAGCGCCAGAGCCTGCAAGTTCAACACTGAAAGTACACTCAACGCGAGTGTTAGCCAAGAGCTGCTCAGATGCGCCCAAATAAGGACGAATCAGATCGCGGCTGACAACATCACTCTGCTGAGGAGTAATGTTCAGATCCCTCACCAAAACCGCGTCTGCTCCGTCTGGAGCTGCGTCGGTCCCGTAAGTCGATTCCGTCTCGATCAGAATCAGTCGTTTCCGAAGAAGAAGTGCCATTGTCCTCAGGAGAGTTTGCGGGGAGAGTGCGCTGAATCAAGGTGCGCTTACCGGATTCTGGGTCGAGGATGTAAGACCCACCCTGCCCTCGGTACTCGTCATTCATGTTAATACTTGCGCCTGCTTAAATATTAGCCAGCCGCCAGATCATCAACTTCTGTGCGATAAAGAACATCGTATTCATTTGAGATCACTCCAGCTGGCTGATCTGCGTCTAGAAACTGAAACTCGGTCAACACCGGCTGAACGTCGATTGCATAGCCGCCAACGGTGAGATCACTCATCAACAATGAATGCATCGATTCAATAATTGAGTCAGCATCAGTATCTGGAGTCTGAGAACGCACTACGACCGTCACCCTTAGCCGCATCCGCCAATCCAGCTTTGGCAACGATGTAACCTGCCTCGCTGCGTCGGTAATCGGCTCGATAATTATCATCGGCGACTCTGCCCTTGCCGCAGCAGTCACCCTGGATCGATAAATTCGCCCGCTGACTCCCACAGTGGGAGCAAGCGTGGTCGCAACCTGAGCCAGAATTTGTTCGCGTTTGGTAGTCATCAGTCAGACATCACTGCGCCTGTATAAGACTCGCTAGCCCCGATACCCGAAACAACACTCCTCACATAGAGGACTGGTGTATTGGAATAGGTGTGGCGATCGATATTGCTACCCACATGGGAATGAGTCTCTAAGTCAAACCAGTCAGTGGCATCAAAAGAGCCTTGATGGACTACCGTAATACTTGCGCCTGCAATTTTGTCGCAAAAGGTAAAATTAATTCCTGCAATTTTTACAGCAGGAGTTACTCCGTCTGCTGTGAGCGGATCCCAGAAATGAATGTTCTTGGAATTGTCCGCGAAATAGCCAATTTCAACGACCATCAGTCCTTCATCAGCATGACTTCAACAAAGGCGCCATCATCGACCAATGATGCGCTCCTCACAGTGTAAGCGGTTCCATCAACAGTCACCTTGTCGCCGTGCAGAAGGCTCCCGAATTTAGACGACTCACACATCAATTTAAAATCTGTTGTAAGCACCACGCCATCAGCAATAATTTCGCTCGGCATGTCGAGGATGCCTAAGCCAGTAGTAGCGCCAGAAGTCACTGAAACAGCAAAGTCTGCACTGCTCAGGAAAACGCTTAAATCTTCGGTGAAGGCCATGAAAAAAGCGCCCGGTTATCCGGGCGCATATCGTTATCAGGCGTACTTCAGAGCACCGAAAGCATTGATGCTATAGGTGTGAGTTGAAGTAGAAGTCGTGGAAACAGCTTTAATGAACTGCTTCGCATCGCTCTTCGCGAAGACCAACACCTGCTTGTCAGCAGTAGCCGCTACCTGGGTGAAGGCAGCGCCAGACAGGTCTTCGTAGACACCACCAGAGGTGTCGCTCGACTGAATCTTCACGTCGAGAGTAGAGGTGCCGCCAGCCTCGACATCGAGGATCACGACAACATCACCTTCATAGTCCTTGAGATCAACGGCAGTGCCGTCAAGATCAGCAGTGCGCTCGGCGGTAGGAGCCAAGGCGAAGTGGGAAAGCTTTTCAAGCCCCACAGAAAGAATAGCCATCAGTCTTCAGGAGAAGTTTTCTTGGGTCGCCCGCGTCGAGCTGCAGGCTTAGTGGCTGGTTCCACAACACATTGCTGGATCTCCAGTTCTGGCTTCGGCTCTGGCTCCGATGCAACCTTTGCCTTGCCACTGTTGATCAGCAGATTCGCAATGACTGGCTCGACTTCAACGAAGGAGCCTGCTTTCACAGGCCCCCCGCTGATCATCACATTGCGTGTGATCTCAAGCTTCATGAGAATCAGGTAGCGAAGCAGAAGGCGCCAGGCTGCTTAACAGCGAAGTCAACATCCTGGAGCGCAATCACGCGCACAGTCCCGGCGGTAGCGCCAGCGTAAGGATCCACAGTCAGATCCAGGCCAGACCACATACCCATGATGAACTGGGAGAAGTCACCGAACAGTGCGTCGTTGTCCGCAAGCTGGTTGGAGATGATGGCGGGATAGCCGTTGATCTCACCATCAGCGAACACGAATTCACCGCTGCCAGCATCCTTCTTGGCGCCCTTCAGGCCGCCGCGAGTGGTGGCGTTGATGATGTAACGCATGGAACCAGCGTCAGCGTTAGCAGCTGCAACGTCGGTTTCCATAGCGATCAGCTCAGTGAAGGTGCCGACGCCAGTCAGGGTCTCGGAGCCAATACCGGAGGTGTTGGTCAGGCCGAGAGGCTGGTTGGAAGAGCCGGTGCCGTAGATGGCAGCGCGGTCAATTTCCAGAGCGATAACGCGAGCCAGGTCGTTGCGAACCATACCTTCCACGTCAACGGAAGACTGGAGCAGAAGACGACGGCTGTAGTCAACAAAGGCACCCACAGTTTTGGGGGTCATGTTGACCTGATCGATTGACTGCTGGCTTTCGGTAGGAGCAGCGCTTTCACCAACCCAGTAAGCAGTCGCTGCGCTGGTCTGACGAGGGATTGAAAGATTGCCCTGCAGCCCGGTCAGCATGGTTGCGCCAGCCTGAGAGATCGACAGGCGGTTGCGCAGCAGGTCGATGAAGGAGCCAGCCAGAAGCACGTCGTCAACCAGATCACCACCAGCGGTGGGAGTGCCGACAACGAGGTCACGACGGAGAACTTCGTTGGGGATAACGATGCCGTTAGAAGAACGCTCGTACTTCTTGGCGGCGGCTTCACCAACCTCGATCTCAAATGCAGCCTCGCGGCGAGCGAGTTGATCGCCAGGGTTGGAAAGGTAGTTCAGCGCCTTGACGAAGCTGAAGTTACGAGTTTCCTTTTCGGAAAGGCCAACATCGTTGGCGTCAATGCGGTGTTCCACTTTTTGGGTGCCGATTTTGTCGAGGAATGCAGCACGAGCTTCATCAATAGACTTGCCGCCATCGATGAGTTCGCGTGCCAGGTCGGAGAGCTTGTGACGCTCGCCCATGCTGGTGATAGAAGCAGTCCGGGTCCGCTCGGCCTCTACGGCCTCGGACCGGATCACCTCCAGGTCAGGAGTGTTGTCCATGACAGGTTCAGTCATAGTGTTTTCAGGAGATGCGGTTGAAGCCGCAGGCTCAGAATCGGAGTCCTCAAGAGAACGTCCAATTCCGACAGTTGGATCGGCTGGGATGACAGCCAGTGATACTTCGTAGGGCGACCAATTGGTCGCTACGAAGTTATCTTCGCGCTCCTCCATTTTATCAATGGAGTAGCCGAAAGAAACGCCGCGAAGGATGCCATCGCGAACGTCTTGGAGCACTTCTTGCGCAAATTGATTGCGCGAGAAACGCACCTTGGCGTAACCGCGTTTTTTATCACCATTGATCCACGCACGTTCGACAACGCCGATCATGCGATCTGGATCATGGTTATACAAAAGCGGTGCGCCATCATTGAGTCGCGAAAGGTTCGCAGACTCCATCTCATGGCTCAAAATCTCGTTTCCGAAGTAACGAGCCACGGGATATTCGGAGCTGAATGGAAACTCCATGCTCCGCTCATCAAGCATGTTGAAGTTTGTAGCTTCAACGCGCTTGAATTTAGATCCTTCAATGTCGCGGGTCTGAGTTTTTTCAGCCGCTTCAGTAGCAGTCTCTTCGGCCACTTCTGCTGCAACTTCAGGTTCGCTTTCAACTTCGAGCGAGCGCAAAGGCTCGATCTTGGTCAGAGTGCTGAACCGATGTCCGACCCGAGTCTCAGTCTTTTCGTAGTCACCGCCCTCTCCAGTAGGCCGGTAAACGCAGATCAACGCAGCGGGGTCTTCCGCTGTCCCGTTGACGGTGAACTCAGAATCAGGCACGTCAATGCTGCCATCACGTTCAATTTTTTCGATCAAACCACGAGCGCGACCACCGGAGGAATTCCAAGAAACGTAATCACCTACCTTCAGTGCATCGGGCTCGGCCCTTTCGTGTTCCTGTTCCATCTCCAGTGACTCAGGTTTATTCGTTACAGATTCTATAGACTCATCCTCTTTAATATCATCAGCGGCACGATCAATGCTTTTACGACGATCATCCGACCAGCTTTTCCCCGCATCGCCGCCCCAAGCCGCCCAGGCCACGCGGCCTGGAGAAGGGTATCCATCTTCCCCAGGGCTGAATCCCTCAGCTTTTTTATCAACTTCATGGCGAGCAAACCATGCGCTCATTGCAACAATTACATCGTCACTTAATTCGTCACCGCTAAGGATCTGAGTTGCACGACGCGCTGCGACTTCTGTGCCGCCTTTGCGTCCATCTTTTTTCCACTCCCTGTATCGACGCGCTTCTTCGCGCATTCCTTCAGTAGGCATTGCAGGCATTACTCAGTTACCTCCGGTGGCATCTCAGGCTCAATAATGTCACGATCAAGCTCCACCTTAAGGTCATTAGCTGCTTGTTGTTCCCGCGACAGCTCGGCCAGGTTGTCATAGAAATCACCGCCAAGCTTCGCGACAATTTGCGCCTTCGTCATGTAGCCGGCTTGCTCCATTTCGCGGTAAGCCTTCGCCTCCTTCAATGGATCAACCCAGTCCCATCCGCGAGCGGTCCACCGGGGATTGTCGTAACGCTCAGGTCGCTGATCAAAATCATCGAACGGCAGCTCGCCAGCAAGCACCGAGAGATTCAGCCATTCCCTGAAAATACGAGTATGGAAGTGCTCAATCATGTAACGCTGGACTACTTTCCAGTGCTCGCGGTCTTCGAGCAGGCTTAACCGGCTGCTGCTGTAATTCGTATTGCTGAAATCACGGCTTAAGGTTTCGTAGCTGCATCCAAAGCCGCTTGCGAACCTGCGCACCTTATTGCGCACGAACATTTCGTACTGCTGGTCCGGAGAGTCGATGTTGGGCACCGAAACGTTCTGTCCCGGCTCCAAATACTTGAACATGCCAGGCTCGAACTCCGAAATCCGGCGGTCGCCCTCAACGTCATCGCCGTCAAGCTCACCCTCAGGTGAGGTGACAAATCCCATGATCGATGCGCCAGCACGCGCTCGAATCACCGCAGCCTCTTCGTAGCCCTGCAGTTGATGCGCATCGCCCATTACAGGGTGGAACCACGGCACACCGCGATGTTGCTGTGGTCGCTCAGGAATAAACAGATGGATTACATCCTCTGCAGGTAGAAAGACATGCTTGCCACCCTTCTGCTCAACATTTTGGAACCAGTAGTCCCCTGGATGCCGCGTCAGGAACGCATACCGGACAGGGCGACCCCACTGGTCGATCTCGACGCCCATCCGCCATTCATTGGAGCGGGCCAAAGTCGGACCTTGGTACTCCTCATCCAAAATATCGGCCTCAAGCATCTCCAAGGCCAGAGGCACTCGGCTATTCCCGAACGGCCGACGAATAATCCTGAACAGCGCCTCGCCTGATTCCGGCAAAGCTCCAACAGCCAGCCACTCCATCATGTGGAAGTTATGGCGGCCGGCGACATCACAATTCTCAGCGCGGCACCAAGCGTTCCACTTGTCCTCGATCAAACGATTCACTGAATCGTTCAGTTTCCGGCCGCGAATCTGCTGAACCTGGGACTGCAGCTTGATGCCGGCTCCCACCACGTTGATTTGCGTGGTTCGCTTCGCCTGCTTTGCATACGGATTGTTCCGCACCATTTCGCGGCTGCGGTCGCGCAGCTTTCGCAGGCTGGTACGAATTTCAGCGTCAGCACTCGCCTGAGATGACATCCAGTCACTCGTCAGGCGGCTGATAATTGCGCCTGCATAATTACGCCGACGACGAACTGGCGAGCCAGACCGAGGGATCGGCTGCAGACCGAATCTACGAAGTAGTCGAGTGCGGAGTCCCATCAGCCTTGGTTAAATCGGACGTAAAGCGAATGCGGATTGCCAAGATTATTGGCAATCATCTCAGCCTTCTTCTCGCGAGCAAGCTGTGCCTTCAAGCGAGATTCAAGCTCCATCAATTCTGTCAGCTCAAATCTTTTTAGGTTACGAGTGCCAATTCTGTATTCAGCAACGGCCCCGCCACTGATAATCGCTCGAATTGCTGCCTGAACAGCGTCGAGATCTTTCTGGAGCTGCGACCGGCCGTCATAAGCGTCAGGAACACCGCTGTACGCCAGTGACGCTTCGACCGCGAAGCTGCCACGACCTAGCTCGATGACCGTGCTATCGGTCAGATTCGTTGCAACAGCCTGGAAGTACCAATCCCCAACATCCATTGCAGCGGTCGTTGCCGCTGTCAATGTCACTTTCCATCCGCTTTCTTCTGCAACACCGCTTGCAGTGACACCACCGGAAGCAGAGTTCCTTCTAAGGTAATAAGTTAAACTATGCGTTGTATTGTCTACAACATTGCCAAATACATCAACGGTTGCATCATCGACCCACGCAACAGTCGTGCCAGCAGCGATAGTTGCGGGAATTTTCACTTCCGGCTAGACGCCAACATTTCCTCCAGTGTAACGCTTACCACTGGTTAATGAAACTTCTTCCTGCACCACGTTTTGTTGCAGCACGCCTCTTGGGCTTTTCTGTCGCGCCGGATTCAACTTGATCCCACAATGTTCGACGATCTCTGATCTGGTACACACGATTTAGCGCCGCATACGCATAAACAAGTTCGTCTAAGGCTTCGTTCCTTGCGCTGCTTTTCTTTACCCAAACTCTTTCTGGGAAGCCGTTCCTGAACCTCATCACCTGCTTTTCTGCCGTTAATTCTTGGAAATATTCTGTTCCAACTGTTGGGTAGAAATGCAAATACCCTGGCCCTGGATCGTTGTGCTTCAGCCTTCCAAACAGCAGTGACTTCACCGTGTCGGAACCAACC